ATCATAGATGGTAAAGCTGTAAAGTATATTGGTAAAAAGAACTTCTTTGCTGATGTTAAAATCAAACTTGGTAAGAGAGCCCTGGCTATGACTACTGATAAAAGATTAAAAAAGTATCGCAGAGAGTTAAAACCTAATTACCAAAACTACTATAGCAGTAATAAAGTTTTAAAGGACTTTGTAAAAGCCGGTGGAGTAGTTAAAAGAGAAATGTTGATGATCTGTTACAGTAAAGCAGATTTAACATATCAAGAAACTAAACATCAGTTTATATATGAAGTTCTTGAAAAAGAAGAGTATCTGAATGGAAACATATTAGGTAGGTTTTATAAAATTAAATAATTATGTTTAAAGACAAACCAACAGAAAAACAGTTCATGGAATTGATGCTTAACCTCAGTACAAGAGGTATTAAAGCTATAAATGTATATTATGAAGGTAGTGGTGATAGCGGAGCTATTGATTCAGTTACTGCTACTATAGATGAAAGTAAAGCTCAGAGTTGGATTGAAGATCCTGAAAATGCATCACACTATTCTAAGGATGGGGATATAGTTCCTTTAACTGAGTTAGAACATCAAATTATTCAAGACATGAGTTATGAGTATATTCTTAATAATATAGGTGATTGGTATAACAATGACGGTGGATTTGGTAATATTACTATTGAAGTGCCTTCTGGTAAATATAATTGTAGTAATAACATGCGTATAACTCAAGTAGAAACAGAATCCGTTGAGGGTAATTTCTTAGAAAACTTAGCAAAGAAAGACTAATGGCACACCCTTGGCAACATGCTAGAAGCTCTGCTAGAAAATTTGGTGGAGTAGCAACTGATTACATAGATATTCACAACTGGTTTGATGAAACAAAGGCTTGGGTTGGACACAGCAAGCATAGAATGTTCAGACACCATAGTGAAGGTATATTTGAATGTGAGAAAAGATTTGGTATGGTGATTACTAACTCTGATGGTAAAGAAGTTTATGTAAGGTACATTGGTGAGCAACATGTAAAAGAAGATTGCAACGGGCACATTCCTAGTGCAAAAGAATGGCTTGATAACTTAAATGAGCCTAAAGAATGGATGATTAAAACACTTAAAATTGAAGACTGATGAAAATAACTAAAGAAGAAGCAGAGAACGTAATGAGTATGTTTGATTCTGCAGATGAAGACAACGGATTTCTTGCATTTAAAGCTATTGAAGCTTTTGATTTCTCAGGTGAGAATCTTGGTTACTTGATTTATTTCTTTAAATATTCTAGATACAAGCTTGCTGATTGGAAAGAACAGTCTCCATTGTGTCACAAATTATTGCAAAATATCATTGACCCTGATAAGCCATTAACATATGCACAGGCGTTAAATACTATGATTGGAAAAAGGGTAGCTAAAGATTCAATTGAGTTATTCTTGAAAAGGCATGTTAAAGAGATAAACGAGATGTTGACTAATATGGGTTACCCAACAAATGAACTTCATGTAGATATAAATCTTAAGAGTAATGAGTAAAGTAGACAGTTTAGCAAAAGCTAGTAAAGAGCTTATGTTGAAAGAACCATTCTATGGATTCTTTCTTATTATGCTTAACAAAGTGTGGAATAAGTTAGTACCAACTGCAGGAGTCAGTAAGAATGGTATTAACTATCAACTCTCTATCAATGAGGAGTTTTGGGATAAACTTCCTGAGAATCACAGAGTAGGTTTGTTAAAGCATGAATTATTACATATTGCATATTTTCATTTGTCTACATTCTTTAGTTTTCCAGATAAGAAACTAGCTAATGTAGCAATGGACATGGAAATCAATCAGTACATTGACAAAGACTATCTTCCAGAAGGTGGTATTGATATTGATGATTATCCTGATCTAAACCTTGACAGAAAAGCAGGTACTAGATATTACTATGAACAGTTAAATAAAGCAAAACAGAAAAAAGATCAGAATGGTACATCCGGTGATGCAAACTTTGATAAACTCTGTGATGCTATGGATCAAGGTCAAGGTACTGTAGTAATAGTTAGTATAGGAACTCAAGGTGATAAAGAAGTAGAGCTTCCTCAACATGGAACATGGGAAGAGTTTGAGAATCTATCTGAAGCAGAACAAAAGATTATCCAAACACAAATGGATAGACTTCTTAAAGAAGCTGCTCAGCAAACAGTTAAGAAAAGAGGTACAGTTCCAGGTAATATTCAAGGTTATCTTGATAAGTTGGAACAACTTGAGCCTCCTAAGTTTAATTGGCGTGGGTATATGAGAAGATTTACCGGTGTAAGTAGTAAAGTATTTACCAAGAAAATCAGAAGAAAGCCTAACAAAAGATTCTCTGAAAATCCGGGTATCAAAGTTAAGATGCGGCAACACATGCTGTTAGCTATTGATACTTCAGGTTCTGTAAGTAATGATGAGCTCTATGAATTTATGAATGAGATACATCATATTCACAAGTGTGGTGTTGATATTACTGTAATTCAGTGTGATACAACAATCAAGTCTATAGAACCATTTAATCCAAGAGAAGAACTAAAAGTTCATGGACGTGGTGGTACTGAGTTTGACCCTGTATTGGAGTATTATAATGCAAATCTTAGAAAGTATACAAGTCTTGTGTATTTCACTGATGGCGAGTGTAATGCAAGTGTAAGACCCAAGTCACCTGTATTGTGGGTGTTGTCTGAACAGTCAAGTATGAATGAAAGCTTACCAGGTAAAGTAATTAGGTTAGAACTTTAAAAAAAAGAAAAATGAGTCAAGTACAATTAAATCTTAGCGAATTAAAGGATTTTATTAGTCACATGGTTAAGAATAACCAGCATATTCAAGCTCAGGGTAAAGTACCTGTAGCTGTAAACGTAGAGGGTGATGCAGGTCTTGGTAAGACTTCATCTATTAAGCAGTTTGCAAAGGAACACAACATGGAGTTTATCATGTTGAACTTAGCAGAGTTTGAGGAATTAGGTGACTTAGTTGGTTTCCCGGTTAAGGAATTCCAGATCCAGAATGCTGAGGGTAAAACGGCTTGGGTTAGTGAATATCAAGTAGAAACAGCTGTAAAGAAAGGTTACAAGGTAATAAGCAAGAGAATGTCTCATGCTGCTCCAGAATGGATTCAAGGTAAAAGTGAGGGTGGTTTTCTGATTCTTGATGATTATACTCGTGCAGACCATAGATTTATGCAAGCTACTATGTCATTAATTGACCAGCAAGCATATGCATCTTGGAAGTTGCCTAAGAACTGGCATATCATCTTGACTACCAATCCAGACAATGGTGACTATAATGTCACTAGTTTGGATATTGCTCAGAAGACAAGATTTATCTCTGTTGAAGTAAAGTTTGATGAGAAAGTATGGGCCAAGTGGGCAGAGACTGCAGGTATTGATGGCAGATGTATTAACTTCATGTTGATGAATCCAGAAGTAGTAACTCAGTCTGTGAATCCTAGAGCTCTAACTACATTCTTCAACTCTATCAGTTCTATTGATAAGTTTGAAGATGAGCTTCCTTTGATTCAGATGATTGGTGAAGGTTCAATTGGTGCAGAAGCATCTACTATGTTTACTATGTTTATTAATAACAAGTTGGATAGAATTATATCTCCTGAAGATATTATGACTAATCCAAATGAGGCATATGTAATTGGTGCGTTGAACTCAGCAGTAGGTACCGGTGATGACTTTAGAGCAGATATCTCTAGTGTAATCTCAACTCGTGTAATTAACTATTGTTTGACTTATGCAACTGACAAGAGTATTCCTGATGCCATGGTAAACAGATTGACTAAACTTGTTACTGACTGTGGAGCATTTACAGATGACCTTAGATACTTTATGGTTAAGGAGATTGTAAATGGAAACAAGGTAAAGTGGTCTAAGTTATTACAAAACGCAAGTGTAGTTAAAATGACTGTAAAATAATTACTTATAAATTGTAAATGGTAACATAATTAATGTATCTTTATATCAAAATATGTTACCATGCAAACAATTATATGTACAAAATGTAAGTTGGAAAAAGATGTATCTGAGTTTTATAAGTCTAAAAGACATAAGCTTGGATACATTCCAACTTGTAAGGAGTGTGAATCTTTAAGGCATAGCAAAAAATATGATCCTGAAAAAAGGAGAAAACACTACGAAGAAAATAGGGAAACTTATTTGTTAAGATCTAAAATTTATAATCAACAAAATAAGGAGAAGATACAGCAAAAAACAAAAGAATACTATAATAATAACAAAATTAAGTTTCTTGAATCTAGTTGGAAACAAAAAGGAATTTTAAATAAGAATTCTGAGTTTTTTAAGAGGCAAGACTTTGATGAGTTATTTGAAAAAGCAAATAGAAGTTGTGAAATATGTGGCAATACAAATGCGAATCATATGAAAGGATTTGTAGTTGACCACTGTCATAAAACTGGATATGCAAGAGGTATTCTTTGTGCTCATTGTAACATGTCATTAGGGGGTTTTAAAGATGATATAGAAATATTAAAAAAAGCTATTATTTATCTTGCTAAATGATGAATGCCAATGTAGTCAAGATGGCTGTCAAGTAAATCAAAGGTTAAGCAGTTTCCCGTTAAAAGGAACTTTACTTAATAATTATTCAATGATAGGGCTGAGGTAATTCTCAGCCCTTCTTTAATTTATTAAACATTATGAAAACATATTTGAAACTATTTTTTGATGCAGAAGACTTTCGCAAAACAGAAGATATAAATACTTTAGCTTTTACAGTTGAAGTTGAAACTCTCTTTGGTGAATTTCGTGAAAATCTAAATTTAGATACTCCTTTTGGAGTTCCTGTACATAAAAAGTATACTTTGACACATGGAGATAAGT